AAGCGGGTCTGCCAGAACTTGTGAAGCAGCAAGGTGTGCGCTCATAATTGATTGAGCAACAGCCAATGCCTGAGCCACAACAAACGCTGCCTTTTGTGCCGCTGTTCCTTCTTCAAGAGAACTTGCAATGCCAGCCGCCATGCCTTGCATAGTGCTGACCTGAGACAGCATCATCTCTTTTCTTGCTGTGTCCTCGTCAGCCAGTGCCTTTACTACAGCGGCAGACTTGTCCTGATTAAGCTGAGTAATCAAATCTGCGTGTTCTGTTTCAAGAAGCCCAAGCTCGTCCAGAGCCTCGGTGGTAACTCTAATTCTTTCATCGTAATCACTTACTATTTTATCTACGCCAGTAAGCCTTCCTTTCTTCTGATCTTCCAAAACCTTTAACGCATCTGCTTGTTTTTTATATGAAGCCTCAGTTGCGTCATCTTCTAGCTTCTTTAAGGCAATATTAGCTTCAAGCCTTGCCTTTTCATTCTTATAAAATTCTGCTTGAGCGGCATCGTCCTCTGTATAAATACGAATGATGCCATCAAGCCTTGCCTTTTCATTCTTATAGAATTCTGCTGTTGCTTCATCTTCTTGCTTTATTATATCTATCAAATCTGAACGAGCTTGGATTTCTCCAGCCAATAAGCCAATTGTCTGTATCTGTGTGTCTGTATGTTCTAGCTTGGCAGCATCATATAGGGCTATTTGCGATGTAGACATATCAAGTATGTCAACTTCGCGTTGAAGCCCTTCAATCATCCTGTCAATTTCGCTTTTAAACTGCTTTGTACTTTGTCCTGTTATACCCAGCATCGCGTTTAAATCAGCAGAAGCTGCGGTAAGCTGTCCAAGATTTTCCTTCCCGGTAAGATATCCAACAAACAATGCAGCAAGTTCTTGCTTTAGCGTAGAGAACGCAGCAGTCCCTTCCATTTCTTGCATTGTAGACAGTAATAATTCGATATCATCAGTAGTCCCGCCTATGGCGTTCTTGCTCAAGTCAGCAAGTTTTTTCATGTCCTGCTCTGCAAGACCGTACATCTTAGCAAAAGCAGCGGCTACCTGCTCTGGAGCCTGTCCAATAGCCAATAGTTCAGCCGCAGTAGCACCGTCAACTTTATTAAATGCACGACTGAATGCTGATGTTTTTTGTAGTATTTCTGTTTCTATGTCATCAAGGCCAGAAACAATTGCGGTCTTTTGCTTGTCTAGCTCGATAGTCGCCGCTGCAAAAGATTGTTGAGCCAACTTATAGAAAGCATCCCCTAAGACTAATACCCCAGACTCTAGTTGCTTAAAGGTTTTATCTACATCTTCGCCAGCCTTTTGCAGTGCTTCAAGTGCGCTAGTTGAGTCAAATAGCTTTGGAAGAAGCGCAGAGCCGATCACACCAGCAATAGCAATAAATGCACCAGCTACCGCGCCGCCAGCGCCGAAAACAGATACGAGTTGTGATCCTTGCTGACTGAAAATGGTAAATGGGTTTGTTCCCATCTGCATCTGAACAGCAATGTCTTGGAATTGATAACCAGCTTGTTGGAATCCAGCCCTCATTTGACGAGCTGCTTTTTGAGATGCTGTGTTAGCTTGCAGGGCTGCTCTTTCCATTGCCCTAGCTGCTACGTCAGCTTTTTTGATGTTCGAGACTGCGCTGGCTATCCCAGCGCCAGTTTGGTCAACGGCGGTAATGTTAACTATTGCGGCGTTATCTGCCATGCTTTTTCTTCCCTTGTTCGTGCTTCAATCTAAGGAATGTGAACCAGTGGGTAAACTCTTCCACCGTCATGTCCAGCACAACCGATAAAGGTTGCCCAAGGGTTTGTGCCAACTCAAACATCCAGTAGAGTTCGGTTGGCTTCCCTTGAGCATTTAGGAGTTTTTTTCGCGGTCTTCCTCGCTGGCTGTCTCTGCACTAAGCACAAAGTTAGCAGCCCTTGAAACAACTTCTGGATCAACTTTACTGCGAAGAGAAGTTTTATCCTCTAGCGTAAATGCTTGATTGCCATCCTTATCAGTTAAGCCAAAGATAACAGCGTAAATTAGGTAATCAGTAGAATTACCATTTGCGCGTGAAATCATTTTTGCCTTGTCATCCAAAGTCAAATTCTTTGAATACAGCGTAACGTCCCACTCAGGAATAACAATAGATCGTATTTCCTTGCTAGAGAAGTGAGCAGTAGCAGATTCAATAATTTTCATTAGACCACCACGCCTTCAGTAAGGACGCCAGTACCTTGGAATGTGATGCTAGACTCTACCAATCCATCGTAAGAGATGCTAAGAGTCTTACCTGTGACAATTGCAGACCCAGAAAGCTTATGGTCGCCAGCAGTGTCACCTTCCATCTGGAAAGAAACAACTATCTCTGCGCCAGCAACGCAAGCAGTTTGACCAGCTGTATCTGTGTCATCAAACAACACATCAGCACTGCCAGACCATGACTTTAGGCTTGGCTTGTGAGTGCGCCATACATCGCCCATAGTGGTGTCTTCATTTGTGTCGCCAGTTTGATCAACTGACCAAGTGCGAACCTCTGCCATTGCAGCAGCCCCAATCTTAATTACGCCAGCACTACCGCTAAATGTTGCCATCTTCCACTACCTCCGATTCAATTTTGACTTTAACCTTTACAGGCTTCTCAGGCTTTTCAGACTGTAATCGATAACCAACTTTCAGCAAGTAATCAACCTGATCAGGCGTTACACTAATTATATCACCAGCAGGAGACACAACATTAGTCCTTTTCATACAGCCACTCCAGCATTGGATTCTTTCGTGTGATAGAGAACCTCAACAGTCATGATCCCAGTTGCAACAGGTTGCTCTCCGCTACCAGAATAATCAGCCTGAAAGCTCATTATCCGAGTATCTTTTGCGTTACCATCACGGGTTCTGTCGGCATATAAAGCCGTCTCAATCTCAAGCGCGATAGTATCTAAATTATCATCGTATCCGCTAAGAGCCTTTACATAAGACTCTATAATTATGCTAACTGTTCTAGCCATCGTCCTATCAAAACCCATTGTGGCTGGCTCTGATGTTTCATCTTTGGAATATACACAAAGACCAGGTAACTTATTTGCATCCATTGGATATACGCGACTTGGATATACGCGACTTCCAGTTGTAGTTAGACCTGTAACCGTTGTAATAATGTCATCCCTGATTAGCTGTCTTACATGAGGCATTATTGCTTCTCCAGAATCAGCTCAGTCATGCCAGTTCCGTCTGGCTGAACAACTCTTATAAGATATACCTGCTTATCAACAGTTAAAGAGTCTGAATCCTCTGCACCGCAAATATCGCTGCTTTTACATACAAATCTTGGCGTAGTAGATGTGAAACCAACGGTTCCAGAAATATCAACTTCTGTGTATGCAGAATCAAATATTCCTTTCACTGTTTTTCGCAATTTGCCAGAACGCTTCAGAGCGCCATCTACGCCCCAATCCATTAGCATTGCCATTCTATCGCTATCAGTTTCTACCATTCTTGCGTCCACGCTTTATAGGAGCTTGAATTGATGTGTCAACGCCAATAGCGCGATTGGTAATTTCTACGTCCATGATTTCTTCGTCTGCAACTAAGCGTATTTTCCCATAGGCCATTAGTTCCACAGTCTGTTGGGACTTTGGATTCAATTCAACTATGTCGCCTGGTTGTCTAGCGCCGTCAATAACAACGCCGCGAATAACTATATATTTAGCCATTTTATCACCTGAACGAGGGGCTTGGCCGAAACCAAACCCCTTGCTTGTCAGCACTTACTTAAACACCATCGTTACCGAAGGCAAAGCTTACAGCATGACGCACTGCTACGTCACAGCTCTGCAAAGCAACAATACGGACAGTACCAGACTTGCTGTTGGTGTACGGATCAACAGTGATATCCAAACCACCGAAGAAGCCTACCAACAGATCGCTGAAGTTGCCGAAATACAGGTTACCAGCGGTTGCTTGATTAGAGATAATCGAGCGGTAGCCGTTGATTGTATTGCCGGGTTCAACAACAAACTGTGCAGTTCCTGTTGCCTTCTCTTTTGTCTTCAAGCCGCCCCACATAGACGCAGGGAGAATGTAAGCCAGATTGCCCATAAGCGCATTGTCTTCGCCAAGAGCCGTCTCAAGAGTTACTACTTCTGAGAATGTTGGAACAGCAGCAGCAAATGCAGTTACTGTGTTAACGCCAGAAGTGCTTAGAATGCCTGTTGGAGAACCACCAGTTCCAGCGCCTTCAAGGGCAGCTTTGTCAATTGCTAAAGCAAGAGCCATTGCAAGGTCATCACGCATCAAAGACTCAACATCCAAAGATGACTGAATCAAAAGCTGGCGAGTCACATCCGTGTACGCGCCAAGAGTGCGTGGAACCATTGATACGCTGCCAACAGTCATTTCTGTCGCAGATGTATCGCCGCCTTCTGTGCTAATCCAGCTTGCAGCAGCAGATGTAAGCTTCTTAGGAATCTTAACATCGCCAGACAATCCAGTAAGCATACGAGCGCCAGCTTGCATTACGGATGAGGCATTACGCAGAACGTCAATGAAGTCGCCGCCACGGAAGTCATCAGTGAACAAGGATGCTTCATCAGCACTGTTCAAAGTACGCTTAGTCATGCTCCAGTTACGCAGAACGTCAACAGGGATCATTAGACCCTGTGCAGTAGTGCCGTACTGTTCAGCAGCAGCGCGTGAGCATTCAAACTCAAATGCCGCATTCTTCTGAGCGCGAACATCAGTTGGGTTGGCAAGTGCATTAATTGCACGAAGGAGGCTGTACTGCTTAACCTCTTTCTTGCCCATGCCAATTGACTGATCTTCCAAAGCGCGACCTGAACTAATTTTGTCCAGAACAAGACCACGGAATGAATCAATTGACTGACCTTCTGAAACCGCTTTCTCAGCATCATCCATCAAGCCATGACGCTTACCAAGAGCAATAATTTGAGAAGCGTTACGTTGTGCGTTTTGGGCAGACTCGGCACGAACTGCATCAATATCAACTTCGGACATTTTGGTGTCCTCCTTAGCATAAGTTATTACAGGTTGAATTGCTGAAGTGTCGCTAGACCTACCCACGCCAACTGTCACATCAGCGGGAATTGATACTATGCTTGCTTCCATTGGAGTCCACGACTTAGCTATGTAAGTAGATTTCTCCCCTTCTTTTTTAGCTAGCACCATTTTATTGATGCGATAGCCAACGCTGATGTTGGCACGGATGCCATCCACCACATCATTGAACACTTCTGAGGCATGATCGTTCTTACTAAAACGAACCTTAGCGCGTAGTCTACGCGACTTCTCATCTAGCTCAACAGATTCTATTACGCCAATTTGCTTTAATGGATCGTGATCAAGCAAAAGTGGTGCGCGACCTGACCCAAGGAAAGACAGGTCAATGGCTGCTTTAGTATGTTCTAGTATTTCATCGCCAAAATATCTTTCCACTGGCTCTTCGCTTGATACCGCAATCATCACTGTGCGTGTATTTTCATCG